CAACCTACCACTAGAGCTAGTAGGAGAATAGATGATGCTCCATTAGTTGTTACTGAAACCAAATCAGGAAAGGCTAGAGGGTTTGTTCCTGATGATGTAACTATATCTAAAGATGCATGGAGCGAATTACAAGACAGAACATTTGACACAATATTAACGCCAGAAGGCAATGTAAGGTTTTTAGATAATATTGGTGTTACCCACAACTTAGAAGAGAATTATGGAAGTTTTGGCAATGACATTAATAAGAACTTTAATATTACTTTGCCAGAGTCTAGTTACGAAGAAGCCCAAGCTATTGGCTCTGTAATGGGTCATGCTTTTATGCAAGACTCTGTTGTTACTGGCTTTCTTCAGCCTAGTGGTACAAACAGAACTTTAGTATTAACTAAACAAGATAATTCTGATTTTAACATGGATGAAATGAATCAAATTAATGAGTCATTAAAACCATTAAGCAGAGAGGCGGTATGGGGCGTTGAGAGTGTTGATTTTACTAATATGGATAATGCTATTTTTATTGGCGATCCAGAAAGCTGGACATTAGATTTTGATTCTTATACGCCAGAACAATTGCAATCATTTAGAAAAATGATACGACCAATTGCTGATACAATGGGTCTTAACCTTAACAGTGTAAACTTAAACACGGAGTTAGTTGAATATGAAAACGAAGGATACAGAGAAAAAGCTACTAGACTCGGAGATAAAGCCTTTGCCGAAGGATCATCCTCTATACAAGAAGCCGCCATTCGTGATCTTTACGAACCATCTTGGAAAGCCTATCAAAACTTTGTCCAAGAAATAGGTTCTAATTATGAGGTTGCGTCACCTTTAGAACAAGATGGAAACATTCTTGACACAATCAGAGCCAGTAGGCGAATAAAAGATACCCTAACATTAACAGAACAACAGCAGCAAGAGCTATACGACAAGGCTGAAAACAATGTTAAGAGTACCTCAAGGGGTGCTATACCATTATGGAATCTTAATGCAGACCCTTATGCCACAGCAGTAGGGTATAAGTATGCAGAGAAATACAATGTAGAAGGGTTTGGTGAAGGAAAAACTATAGAAGAGGTCATTGATGAGTCAATGGATGACCCTATTGTTACTAGGGCTTCGAGAAGAGTTGATACAGCGAAGTGGGAATCTGAGTACGAGATATTAAAAAATGTTTCTTATGGAAAGGAAAAACCCAAGCCATCAGTTTCTAATAACCAAGACTTAACAGCTTTTCAGTCAGTTTTAAAAAACATATTCCCAGATACTAATATTGATCAACAGTTTGAAAGATTCAGACAGAAGTTTATTTATCAGTATCAAGCTATAGCAAGAGGCGAGAAAGAAGCACAAGAAGCAACTGGCGTTAAATATGAAGCCGATGCATCTGCTACTTCTTGGATGGCTTTTTCAGATCGTGCAAGAGGTCTTATGGCTGAGATGCTAGTTAAAGGCGGGATTGTATTAAAACAAACAACCAATGGTGCTCAAGCAGTTGTTGTTGACAATGCTGACATGAAAACAATGAATGGAGAAAAAATTGAGGGAGGATTAATTGGTGCTCTTGCAAGGCTTCATTCTTATGGCAGACAAGCAAACATTCCTATAGAGGAATACGCTAAAGCATATTCTATTGTTCAGAGAGGAATAAGGCTTAAATCAGAAGGGATTGCTACACCAGTAACCGATGAGATGATTAAGAAAGCTGATCAAATGGTTAAACAATACCCAATTATTAAAGAGTTTTATGATAACTATCAAACATTTAATAACTCTCTTGTTCAGTTTGCTATAGATACAGGTATCTTAGATGAAAAACTAGGACAAGAATGGAAAGAACAGTCTGATTATTATCCTTTCTATAGGCATTTTGAAGAAGATGAAAGATATGACGGACCTTCTACTGGTGGAAGAATGCTTGGCAAGAGTCCATTTGATGTAGAAATAGAAGGGTCTGGTGCTCCAGTAAATGTAGATATGTTGGAAGCGATTACTCGAAACTCAATGGCTTTGCTTAATAGAGCCATGAGAAATCAAGCGTTAAAGTTTGTAGCTAGAGATGCAGTTAATGCAGGAAATGCTGTTCAGCTAAAAGAAAAGCCAAACAAAATTGGAAAGGATGTTATTTGGTATCAAGATGGCGGTCAAGGCGCAGAGGTTTGGTTTAGAGTTAATGATCCAATGTTGCTTGAGTCTCTAATCGGTTATGGTGTAAGCCCATACAGGGGTATTGAAAATACTTTAGCAATACCTTCTGGCTTTTTAAGAGACATGATTACGAGAAGCCCAGACTTTGTAATTGTAAACATGATGCGTGATACGTTGTCTGCTTATGTTACATCGGGAGCAGAGATGACTCCTGTTATTGATACAGGTAAAAACTTTTTTACATCAAGTGGCAATGATGTATTTGAAAAATTAAAAGAAATGGCTGTTGTTGGTGGGTATGATTTTTCAAACGATCCTAAAGATGTTGCCAAATATATTAAACAACAGGTTGATAAGTTAGAAGAAGGACTAACTGTTAGAAGTGGGTTTAGAACTGTTTGGGATGCTTTAGGTCAAATGACAACCAAATCAGATGCGGCTACAAGAATAGGTGTGTATAAGGATGTTTATAAAAAAGTTTATAACAGGAAGGTTGCAGAAGGAGTAAGCGAACAAGAGGCAGAGATAGTTGCAGAAACAGAGGCGGCATATCAAGCATTAGAAGTTATTAACTTCTCACGCAGAGGAAACTCACCATTCTTTAAAGTTTATACTGCCGCAGTTCCATTCTTAAATGCGAGAATACAGGGTCTTGATGTTCTTTATCGTTCAGCATCTGGACAATATGCATCTGACCGACTAACTCTTACACCGGCAGAGATACAACAAAATATGTTATTAAGGCTTGGTTCTATAGCAATGATAACCGCTCTTTACTATGCAATGGTTAGTGATACAGAAGAGTATAAGAATGCAAGAAGAGAGGTCAGGGATGACAACTGGATTATTCCTATTGCAGATGATTTCGCACTTAAAGTTCCCATACCTTTCGAGGTTGGCGTTATAGCAAAAGTGTTCCCCGAAAGACTAATGGATGCTTTGATGGGAGAAAGTACAATAGCCGATGTTGCAAGTAGTATGAACAGACAACTTTCTACATCTCTTGCTTTTCCAGCAATACCCACCAAGAGTTCGTTTGAGCCTTCTTTTGGTATTCAAGCAATCGCCCCATTGGTTGATGCCATTATGAATCATGACAGCTATACAAGAAAAGCTATTGTTCCATACTACATGGAAGAAGGACTAGAGGCGGGATATCAATCACAGTACAGCACCAACGAAATGGCTAGACTTGTAGGAGAGTTTTTTAATATATCTCCAATAAAAGTTCAATATGTTATGCAAGGATATGGCGGATCAATGGGGAGCTATGCTTTGAGTGCTGTCGATGCAATCACAAGGTCTGTCACTGATAGAGACTTTATTCCTCCTAGTGCGGATAGAATGCCTGTTATGAGGCGTTTTGTTCAGACAAGTAGGGGCGGTGGCTTACAGCAACAATTCTATGAGCTTAGGGGCGAAGTAAATGAGGTTGTTCAAACTCTTAATAGATTAAAGAAAGAAGGAAGAACAGACGAATACATCTCCTACAGAGAGTCTCATGCCGACATTCTAAATACTAAAAAGGCTGTACTATCAATAGATCGTTATATGAAAAACTGGCGAACCAAGAGAGATAAGGTAGTAATGTCTAAAACACTTTCTCCTACAGTAAAGGCACAGCTTATCAAACAGCTTGAGAACGAAAGAGACAGGCGACTAGCGGTTGTCCCTGTCATCAAAGACAGAGCAAACATTCCATTCGCAGACTTTAACCTGTAATTTTGACCAGTCAATATTTGACTAACCTATTGCTACATTCCTTGCACCAGTTGTATCCCGACAAAAATATTTAATTTAACGCAAGTATTCCTACTGCTACATTATTAGTTTCTGCAAACAATAATACTGCTGTCGGTAAACTAAAATATTTACAGTGCAAACACTACAGGTACATAACCAACCCAGTAGGTAACTAAAATATTTTTTTTCTCGGGCCGAGCCGGCAAATGAAAATATTTTTCTTTCACGCAGGGTTGCAACTAACACTAATTTAGATTTGATAGGTGATTATTCTACATCCACGAAAAGTGGTGCATCATTATAGAGGCGATCTCTAGCCATCTCAGCATATTCATCGTTGAGTTCAATCAATATAGCATTCCGATCATTCCGATCAGCAACCAAGCCAGTTGTGCCCGCACCCCCGAAAGGATCAAGAACAGTTCCAGATTTGGTTTCATCGGTTTCACATTGGCATTGCTTTTCTAAGCCTAAGTCTTTTGTTTCTGTATAACCAGCATCAGCTTTTCCATTAATGTCTTTATAGCTTCCCTCATAAGTGTTTGGTCTATATCTTGGATCATCTTTAGGCAACTCGTTTCTTTTTAATCTTTTTGATTCCACCTTTCTTTCATAAGGCGTAGAACACTCAACACAAACCTTTTCGGGACAACCCGCAAGAACACAAGGCTGAATTAAATCAGGCGGAAAAGCTGCAAAATGTGCGCCTTTAAATGGTTTGGTGGTGACAGTCCAGACCGAGCGTTTGTTTCTTTTGCCATCACCAGCGCTGGTGCTATCAATTCCGATTTCTTGTCTTTTTATAATAGATGGATGATTTAATTCAGCTTGTTTTCTGCTTCTTAAAATTCCTAAATCTTTATCATAAACAGCATCTTCTTTAATCGATTCATTATCAAAATAATACTTAGCGTTCTTGCTCAATAAAAAAATGTATTCATGTGCTTTGGTGCATCGGTCAGTCACGCTTTCTGGCATTGGATTAGGTTTGTGCCATATAATGTCTTGTCTTAGATACCAACCATCCGCCCTTAAAGCAAAGGCAACCATCCACGGAATACCCATCAAGTCTTTTACCTTAAAGACTCCACCCGCACCACCCGCTCTCGCTTGATAGCCTTGTGACAGTTCCCCATGTTTCCACCCTGTATCTGAATCCCTAGTTCCTGTTGGATGTGTGCTTACATATGAATCACCAAGATTAAGCCAAACAGTTCCTTCGTCTTTTAGCACTCGTCTAACTTTCCTAAACACTTCCACCATGCTCTCAACATATTCTTCAGGTGAATCTTCTAAGCCTATCTGCTTGTCCTCCCTTGTTGCACCACACTTCGGACAAACGCTTTTGTAAATTGCATCACCAACCACATCTCCATGCTCATACATATTCTTATGTCCTGTATCGGTGTCTTTGCTGATCTTAGTCATTCGTTTGTGAGGACAATCAGGATCACCACCAACCCATTTGCCAGTGTTGTAGTCTCTGAGTCCATAGTAAGGCGGAGAAGTGATACAGGAATCGACTGACTTTTCAGGCAGTTGATCAAGCACTTCCAAACAGTTTCCATTTAATACTTTAATGCTCATCTTCGCCTTTCAGTTTCTTGGTTCTAAAAAAGCCATCGTATTGGGGATGTTTCACATGGAACAATCTGGAATAGAATGCGATGTAATCGTTTGATATCTTAAAGTCTGACCCTTGTGTTTCTATCGTTGTGTGCCAACGAATCCTCTGAATGACTGCCCATGCACTGTAGTTCTCTCTACCGCTTTTGATTGCCTCGAAACTGTACTTCTCAAACAATCTCCACACATGAGGGTTTAACCTATGCCAAGCCCACCAATCTTCTTTTCTTTCACTTAGTTCTTTGGTCATCGGGATAATACTTATCAAATAGTTCTTGTGCTTCTTCTTCGGATAAAAGCCTTTGGTTGTGATGAAGTCTTTCTTCTGAGTTAGACAGTCTCCAATGGCTATAGTTTTCTTCTCTTGTCAGTTCCTTTGAATATTTGAATTGTTCCATTTGTTCTCCAAACTTTGACCAGTCAATATTTGATGTGGCTTATCAGTCTCGGCTTCTTTTTTAACTGACTAACTTAGCTTACCCTTATGAGAGATGATCAGTCTCAACCTTTGTAAGTACCACATTTTTAATATTTGATTAAGATGCTACCGCTATAACAGATCAAGCATCCCATAATAATAAACAGCAAAGACATGAATGATTGAAAACTTGCAACGCTTGGGTCTAATGAAAACATATTGTTAAAAAATCCCAATATGTCTAACGCATAAAGATCATTCTTCAATGGCATAGAAGCCAAATCTAAAAGTACCCAACCGCTTGTGAACACAAACATTCCTAGTAAAAATATAAATAAACCTAACGCTTTCATTCTATTCTCCTTTTAAAATTCAGGGTCATCAAAATAAAGAAAGGCATAAGCTGGTATGCCTATACAAAGAATTATTCCTAAGATTCTAAGAATTTCTATTAATATCGCCTCCATTTTTCCTCCTCTGATTCAAGACCTAAAGCCTTATCAATTAAAAATGCACAAGAATAAAGTGGCAAGAACACGATGCCTAGCAATAGGTATAAAAGCATATGCCAAACATTAGTGAATATAATATTCATTTTTGTCTCCTAGTTTTTAAGTTGGGGGGGTTATTCCCCCCAACCTACACATGAGTCGTTCCAACAACGCGCAAACATTTTTTCTTCTCGGCTCATTATGTCTTTAAATTTTCAATTAGTTTTTCCAAGTACCACTTGGCTTTTGTTAAATCTTGTATCGGATTCTCTTCGTGTTTGATCTTGTGTCTGACAATATATTTTATGATGTTCCCCTCGCACCAACCAAGATCGTGAGAAAGTATAAAGTCAGTCACCTGTATACCTTTTTTGTAATAAGGCGGATTGATCTTGTCGTCTTGCTTTGCTTTCTTTTTCATTTTAAAGACTCATCTATTTCTAGTTTCCCTTCTATTACAGAAATGCTGTAAGGTGAATCACCATTTGTTTTCCAATTATCAGGCTTATCCTTATTGATTGCTCTGTAAACCAGTTCATGTTCTGTTAAAGAAACATCGGATTCGATTTCATATATCTCTGTGCCTGTGACTTCAATTTCTACTATGTATTTATTTGTCATGTTGCTCATACCATTTGTTATATTTCTTGTTAATGTCATCAAAAAGAATCTGAGCAAACTCGTTGTTCTTGAGTTCGCTTCTTGAATGTATGTTGCAAAACTCTCTTATAAACTCAGAAGCATCTTCTTCGTTCTCGACTTCTGCAAACTCCCAAAATTCTTTTTCCCTTGCCATGATCCCCGCTCTGTCCACATACTTTTGACCGCTTGTTTTCTTTCTGATTGGCTGATGTGGAACAGGAGTCTCATCTTCTTGTATGCCTACCATAGCGCAGTAGTATCTCTGACCAACCCAACTTCTCAGCAAGTCCTCTGGCACTTCGTCTGGATGGACATTAAGCACCAGATAGACTCCCTGTTTGTTCTGAGTAATCCGAACCTTTACAGCTTCAAAACTTAGAGCACTCAAAATGGTATCTCATCTTCAAAGACTTCGACTTCTTCTTCCTTGATCTCAGGAAGCTCAACAGAAACATACTTATATATCTTTCCATCTTTAGAAGTACGATCCCACATTGCAACACTTACTGAAATGTCTTGATTGGCTTTCGCTCTCTCGACCAACTCTTTCAATAGAGCTTTGCTCAGTTCGATCTTGCCTGTAAAATCAGGATGGTTCTTTGCTTTTTTATAGGTGTTCGCAAATACTGCACCTTCAACCTTAATTCGATCATTCATCTTCTGTCTCCTTTTTTAGATCGGCTTTAGTTTTAGCAAACGATTTGATCAATCTGTTGTATGTCTCCTCGCTTGTTGTTTTGAGTTTCTTAAACTCATCTTTGTTGTCAATGAAGAACTCCTCAAGAGATTCAACTGTCTCAACATCTTCAGTAAATGTCTCGACTATCTCTATGAATTTTTCATCAACGACATCTTCTTTGGATTCAGCAGACTCACCACTTGGGGGTGGGTTGGAGGTATCATCACGTTTGTCTGCTGAACCGCTTTCTTTTTTCTCGCTAGGCAAATCTTCTCCCGCAAAAATATAATGACCAAGACCGAACATCGCTATGCACTTAACCAAGCATCTCATCTTCGCATCAGATATCTGTCTTGAGGTTGGATTAGAAATTGCATTGTTTCGATTGTCCATTACAGGCAACCACATTGATCTCGAAAGATTGCCTATAGAAACAGTGACGTGAACACTCGCACTTCCATCGGGATAAAACATTGCATCCCTCATGATCCCATCTGAATCAGCGAATGCTTGAAATGTAAACTGTGCATCAGCGTAGTGTTCCATCAATGTACCGTATGCCCAAGCCCATGAGAGATATGAGAGGTTCATCTTCTTCTCGATATGCTCTGAACAATCGACATTTGAGAGTGTGTCCCAAACTTCTTTATATGTTAATTCTTTAGTCATAGTAGTCTCCTTTAATATTGACTGGTCATTATTTAGTCTCAGCTTCATACTGAGGACAAAAATCTCTGCATGGACAATAGTTCTCACACTTGTTTGCTTTACCTTCTCGGTGTTCAACAAAGTGTTCTTCGCTGTCCATATTCTGATGTGCTTCTGCTTCTGATTTGTAAACTTTGATTGCTCTCTTTCTACCCTTGAGCTTCAAAGCCCAAGTATCAGGTATTTTCCATCGTTCTTCATCAGAACACTCGTTAGTTTCCCCGCTCACTTCATATTCAGCTTTTGCCAACTCATGAAGATCAACCCTATCTCTTAAATACCATTTCTGCTTTTGCTCATTCCACAATGGAACATTCAGTTCAACTATCGGTGTAGGTGGATAGTTCTTATCTCGGAATGAGTTTGCACGACTCCAATCTCTGAGTATCGCAATGATCTTAATTCCTCTGACTGTGTAGCCATTTGCTCGCCACATATAAGCATAGCCATTGGTCTGCTTTTCCCACTCAGGCTTTACAGCACCGCCTTTTAATGCATCTTTGACTGCATAGTATGATGTGGTTTTATAATCAATGACATGATGTTTAATACGATCATATACATCGGTTGCGCCTGATATCTTTACACCATCAATCTCTATCGCAAGTCTCTTCTCGCAGATAACATCTTTGTTGTCTTTGTTTCCCGCCTCAAGACCATCGTGATTCCAAGTTCCAGTTCTTGAAAATATTAGATCAGAAACATCTTGTGTCAATGCGCTTTGATTTTCTCTTTCCAGTATGACTTGTTGCGGTGCTTTTATCAGTGTGGTCATGCTGTAGTCCGATCCCGCAGAAGAATAAGTATCATGCATCAATGCATTAACCACTACAGATGGAAGATTGTGTTTGTTGGTGTACTTCATCTTGTTCTCCAAATACCTATGCCTTCCCAATCCAGCTCTTCAGCAACATCGTTGATGACTAGCCTGACTGTAAATTTCTTTGATGGAGTTTTCTTTTGGAATCTGTGGACAATGGTTCTGATTGTGTTGCTACTATCTCTGGCTTCATCCTCTGACATTTCGAGTTTTATCAGCTCCCCTTTTTTGATAGACTCAAGGGGTAGATTCCATTTCCAAGTCGATCTTTTTTTGGTGGGGAGTGCAGATTTTTCAACAACTGGCGTAATTGTTTTGTTCATAAAAAGTCCTGTTTGAGTTCCTTGTGAAATACAAAGTATATAGATTGTATAGATGGTGTCAATAGATTGTTGCTAAATTTCTTGTGTAGGTGATTAATGGGTGATAGTATTAGGTTTGTTGTTAAAGGACAATGCTACAGCAAAGCCAACAGTAGAAGGCTTGTTCAGATAGGTGGGAAGCCACGATTTATTAAGTCAAAACAAGCCCTTAAATACTCTGAAGATTTTGCTTGGCAGTGCCCACAACAAGAAACATTGATACCAAAAGAGAAGGATGTTTCGGTCACGATTACAATTTATTATCAGAATCGCAGACCTGATTTAGATGAAAGTTTAATACTGGATTTGATGCAAGGTAGGATTTATGAGAACGATAGAAGCGTTAAAGAAAAACATATTTTTCATGGTATCGACAAAGAGAATCCAAGAGCGGAGATAGAAGTAAATGTTATCGACAGATGAACAAATGGCATTTGATATTTGCAGAGCAATACTCAAGCAAGCCATTAGAGATTTCCATTCAAAAGATTCAGAAAGAGTGACAGATGTTGCAGATTGGATTGCAGATGGTGAGGAGTTTAAAATGATATGCGATAGTGCAGAAGTTGATCCTGATTATTTGGCAATGTTCTTTTTAGAAATGTCGAAAAGACCAAAGATAGAAAGAAAAGTATTAGCTGAAAATGCGATCAGTGTTCTTGATAGTTTCTCTATGACAGAGCCTACCGAAAACTAGTTCAGTAGACTCTTCTCATATAGGAGATTTCATATGAATAAGCTGACCCAATCAAAATCAGCTATAACTAGTATATACTAGTACTAGTATAATACCAGTCTGTAAATATACTGTTAGTTAAGTAATAGTTAGTATATAACCAGTAGGTATTATTATGGATGTAAGCACCAATCTTCAAAATGAATTATTATCAATTTCAAAAAGCCTAGATTTCGGCAGTCACAAAACCAAATGTCCTTCGTGTAGTTCAACCCGAAAGAAAAACAAATCAGATAGACCATTATCAATCACAGTCTCTTCAGATTGTGCTTTGTATCGCTGTCATCATTGTGGCATCGAGGGTAGAGTTTCGGAAAAACAGACGCACAATTTTCCGCCAAACAAAAATATTTTTAAGGCGTTGGACACCACAGTGTTCAAGCCTGACGATACTGCGAAAGACTGGTTGATGGCTAGGGGAATATCAGAAGAGGTGATTGAGAAGTTTGGGATTATCTTCTCGAAACATAAGTTTAATGGAAGCGGTGAACTACCGAGCGTTGGTTTTCCATACAAGAAAGATGGTGTGACTTATGCGATCAAATGGAGATCAGCAAGTGATGAACACAAATACTTTACGCAAACAAAAGGCGGTGCAAAAACTTTATACAACTTGCCAGAGAAACTGAATGGGCAGAAAAGAATAATAATTGCAGAGGGAGAGATGGATGTCCTGAGTCTAGCGACTGCGGGAATAGGATTTGGTGAAGATGAACACAATACTCTCATCGTATCAGTTCCAAATGGTGCGCCATCGAAAGTAAAAGACAACACAGCAGACGATAAAAAGTACGACTATCTTCGTGATGCAGAAACGATCTTGTCAAATATTGACCAGTCAATCTTACTGACTGATCAAGATACTGCGGGAGATTCTTTAAAGGAAGTGTTGGGTAGAAGGATTGGAAAAGCCAAGTCCTACGAGGTTGACTTGGGTCAATACAAGGATGTGAATGAAGTCTTAATGACAGGCGGGACAGAAAAGATTGTCGATGCGATTGAGAACGCAACACCATTACCTCTTGCGGGATTGAACACCATTTACACCTACAAAGATTCAATACAGGAATTATACGATCATGGATATCCAAAAGGTGTGCAGTTAGGATTGCCATCATTGGATAAGCTGATCAGCTTTAATCCTTCTAATTTGGTAGTGGTCACCGGTTATCCAAGTCATGGTAAGTCAGAATTGGTCGATGAGATATGCATACGACTTGCAAAACAAGGAATGAAAACTTGCTTTGCATCCTTCGAAAAACCACCTCAGCTTCATGCATTGCAATTGGCATCTAAGATTGTTAACAAGCCATTCTTCAAAGGCAAAGAAAATAGAATGAATCAGGAAGAAATGGAATATGCTTTGGAGTTCATTGAGAACAACTTTGTGTTCCAAGACCACCAAGCGGGAAGTCCTTTCACGATTGAGGGAATATTAGACTTTGCATCAAGCGCATTACTCAGAGCAGACACTTCTGTTCTAGTGATTGATCCATTTAACTTTATAGACATCAAGCAAGGCAATCAGTTGTTGACCGAAGCGATCAATAAGTTATTAACCAGAGTCACTCAATGGGCAAAATCTACTCAAAGTGTTGTGCTTTTTGTCGCTCACCCCGCGAAACCCGCAAACAGAGACAATCTAGTTGCTACAGGTCTTGACATATCGGGGTCAATCTCTTGGTACACCAAAGCCGATTTCTTAATAAGTGTTGTTAGAAATGATAGCGATACCGATGTCCATGTTCAGAAAGTAAGATGGAACTTTCAAGGCAGTCAGGGAGTTGCTAAGTTGCGCTATGACCTTAATAGTGGTAGATTTGATGAAATCTCAGAGGACATGGGCTTTGACGAAGATTACGAATGGACAACAGACTTCTAAGATTGTCTTTAATGAATTAGGCAATAAAGAGTTAGCATCAAGACATTCTTTCTCTCTCAAAAAGGGAGAGAATAGTCCTTTTCACCACATGAAAGTCACTGACCAAGTGCCAATCGACAAACTCTTAATAGAAAAAAAAATCACAGTAGATCAGCACCATGTTGGTGAGAAATATACAGAAATAATTTTCAAGTCTGGTGCAAATGTTGGAAGCCCTTCTTGGGAGTTTCGTGATATGAAAAATAATTTTTCCCCACCGCAACCCCCAACCAGAGCTTTGGTTCTGTCTGGTGTGCAAAAATATTTACAAAAGAACGCAAGTCCGAGAGTTGAAATTTTATTGTGGAATGTGGTCGCCAAAGAAAAAACCCCAAGAGATCATGAGATCGACCCCTTGAGGTTTGGCTTGGATGTCTTGTCAGACTATTGGTTTCCCAAAAGAAAAACCCAACAGGAAGTTAAGCTACAAAAAATGATTCTGCATTCGCTTCTTTAGAAAGGCATTGCATCATCTTCTCTGTCTTTAAATTCTTCTGCCTGTTCTAATCTTCCCGCATTGTGTTCTTCCATTGCGCTTCCATGCTCTCGATAGCAGTCTTGGATAAGCTGTCTGATCTGAGAAGTCATGCTTCTGTTATAGGCACTAGAGATCACTTTAAGTTTTTGGTGATCTTCTTGTGATAATCTGCACATAAAGTTATGTGTCTCTTCTTTTTGTAATTCAGTCATATCGCACTCCTTAATTTTGACTGGTCAATATTAGATACTTTTACCACCTCAACAAAGTTGGATGCGAAATCGTATCGCTTGTTTTCTGCTAGGAACCCCAATGCCTTTCTTAGTTGCTCTTCGCTGAAATATAGTTTGCGGTCAAAGATGGCATCTTGTCCATGTTCAATCGCCCTGTACTCATTATCATAAACATAGCATTCTGTTTTATAACCCCAATGTCCATTGATTTGAGTCTTGTAATGAATGATGGTTGCATAAACCCCTCTATCAAAAAACTGTTTAATCTCTTCTCTTTGATCGGTCATGCTACACCCCAATCATAATAAAAGGATTCTTCTTTATTTGCTTTAAGATGACACTCTTTGCATTGATGTTGATAGCTGACCTCATCTCTTCTTCTGTCGTATGAATCGACCTGTATTCCCGATTCATGGTACAAAAGATCGACCCCCTCTGCTACTTCACAATCAATATCCAAAGGATGTTGGTCTATCACCATTTCCTTTTCGCAGTCATCACAAAAATATTTAATCATCGTTTACTCCTTGTTTTTGTTTTTGTAATTCTCTTTGTAAGTCTTTGATTTTGCTTCTGTAAGATTCCATATCTTCTTTTATTTTCTTTATCTTGTTCTCTGTTTTTGACATGGCATCTAATTCTTGTCTATCTATTAAGACTCTCCAATCTTCTAACTCTAAGATGTTTGCAATCTTTACCATCTGCTCTTTGTTGAGTACCTTTCTACAAGATGACTTTGCTGTATTAATTCTTTGGTAAAGGCTTCTTTTAAGTTTGCAAATAACTAACAACTTGTGGACATTCTTTACGATTGGATGCATGGCGCATATTTTTTGGAGCAGATGAACATCTACAGGATATTTTTTTTCTTTAGTCTCTCTCATGTGTCCTCTTCTGTCTACATAATGACCCTTTTCTTCATCGAACTTAAACTCTTTTTCGATTAAAAACTTTTCGACAGCTTTCCACTCAAAAGGTTTTTCGCTTGGCTCTTTTCTATCTGCTAACTTGCCTTCTTTTTGCATCTTGGCTTTTTCATCTAACATAGCAAGATACTCAGGATCGGCATCTTTTTGTTGGTTTTTTAAAATGGAGTTTGTTTCTTCTGCTTCTTGCAAGACAGACAGATTGCAATGCGCACTAGGGGTTGAATAATCTTTAGGAAGATTAGGCTCAATCTGTGATGGTGTTAGGATGTCTTTTTCTTTACTCATGATAATTACTCTGAATGCGCTTATATTTAATACAAATTATAATGATTTAACCAAATAATGCAATCATAAAGATATCAAAAGACTAACTCCAAATAAGTATGACAATAACTTCTTGGTATCTTAGTGCGTGTAATATTGACTGGTCAATATTTAGTTAAAGGTAGTGTTGGAATATATACAGACCAAACCAAGTAGATATTTTTTTCCCAGCGAAACAAAATATTTTTATTTTTACACGGCTCTCGAAAAATTCCCGTCAGCTCCCAAAATATTTTCATTCCCAGAAATATTTTAGATTCGGATAATATTTTCACTCTATCTCCAAGACCACAAAATTTAGACCAAAAAAAAAGACCCTACCGATCCACATCTAAAAAGACATAGACCGATAGGGTCAAATTTTATTTATTTATAACTAGCGATTGTAAGTTTCTCTCCAGTTGTTGAAAATTTGTTGCGATTCTTTTTTAGAAACACAAAAATTATCTTGCAACCAAGATGGAGCACCGAACATATTTATTATTCCTGACTCTCTAAGATCATCTAAAACTACATTCCAGTTTTCTTGATCTTGTTCGTCTATCAAAATTTCGGTACTCATGATGACACCGCCTTATCAAGATTGATTTCTTTCAATCCATCTAAATAATCACTGGCATCAGAAAGCAATTCTTCTTTGTAACACTTAAATGCAAAAGAATCTCTTTCTTTTTTGGAATGAAATATCCAAAAGAAATCATCTTTAGCAAATTCTTTATAGTTATCTATAAAGTGATCTATAGAAAAGCAATACTTTTCATGGTTCATGGTGTCGTAGCCATAAATAGTTGCGACAAAGGTTTTATCTTTCTTACTCATAATTTGTCTCCTATATAGTAAGATTAAATTAAGGCGAATGAATCGCCCATTAATAGAAATCCACCCAAAACTAGCATTTTCATACTAATTCTAGGAAAAATGGACTCCTTATTTACGTTCTAATGCATTTTCTCATGTCGGGTAATGCCTAGACATCACCCAAAATGAGTGTTTATCAAAACGTAAATAGGGAAACCATAGAGGAAATCAAATATTGACTGGTCAAAATTAAAACGACCAGTCAATATCATCACTTATCCCCAACGCAATCCAAACTTATCAGCACAAACTTTCCCATAACCTACTTCAATAGATCGGTCATCGGACAGTTGTTTATGACAAGCAAAACAGTTGCCAGTAAGTTTTCCATATTCACTTGCGACTTTCTCAGGATCACTAACCAATCTATTTAATAGATCGATTAGTTTTTCCTGAACCTCTTTGCCATCTTTTGATAAGTAAAGATCGCCATCGGTTTCGATACGCCCAAAGTAAATATTTTCATATCCCCACTTCCCGTTGCTGAGAAATAATTGTCCTTTGTGCCTAGACTTGTTTGATGCTTTGGATATTTTTATATCTTGGTCATCAAGTCTTAACCACAATTTAGGAAATGATTTATTCTTTGGTGATACCGCTCGTCTGAGCAGAGAATAAACACCATTTATATTATGTAGTTTTTTCTCAGCTTTTTCTTGCTTTGGATTCTGAACTTGATCAACAAGTTTCAATACCCAATGCCATTGTTTGTCAGACAATTCACCTCTCTTTTCAAAGTGCTTGAAAAGACTTTCAGCGAAGCCAGTAGTTTTTCCATAAAACTTATCGTCATCAAGAAATCCTTTTAGCTTGTGAATATTTTCCCTTTTGATTTTTACAATCCATTCTGTCCATAAACCACCGATTACCGCACTCATGATGGATCACCATTTTGATCAAGTTTAGTTAAACACTCAATCCTTATAGTTGGATTCCATCTGAAATCAATAACTGGTCTCATATCGGTTTCATGATAAGTATGAGAATCATCAAATGATTTTTTACCATCTGAATTTGCCATCTCATAAGCTGAATCCCAACAATCAGTTTGAACAGTTATTTTTTTGTATAGTAAATATTCTTTCTCAAAAACATAAGTTTTTAAGTCAGATTTTGATTTATCTACATTTTCGATTGCTACTTCTTTTTCACTCATAATTTTATCTCCTATAAATGAAAGTTAATTTAGTCAGCATTACACTGACACCAATAGCCAATCTTGCGATTGGCTTTCATAGCATCTCAGCTAATCATCAGTTGGTTTTAGTTTGTAGATTTCTGCACCTTCAGGATTTTCCTGAATGCAATCCTCTATGACTTCATTGAGAAATCTTTTTATCTCACTCAACAAAAAAGGCTTAAAGTCTTTTTTATCTTCAGGCATAAAAACATGACCGCCTGTTCTAGCTACATACATAATGTAGTCTAAGGCAGTCTCTAGTTTTTCAATGTCGTCATGGTTTACTGCTACTTCTTTTAATGATTGTTCACCCATATTAATTCTCCTAATTTGAGTTTGGGATAATTCCCATTAATAACACCAAATGATGCTATTAAGGCGAATCTCACAAAAAATGGCTTCACCATTGCTCGTCTAATGCAAAGTTAGAGGGGTAGTAAGGGTATGACATACCCTTACTACCCCCCCTTTTTGCACCAATCCTAACTAGCTAAATCTAAGTCTGCTGTTAGGCAATGGGGAGGTAGATGGATTACTTCCCCAAACTCAGATTCAGTCACACCCCAATCCATACGAGTGGTTGCCCATAGGACTGGAATATCAGGCTCATGTTTTGCTTTTACTGGGTAAAATTCTCCATCAGTAAAAACAATTAGACCCTGTATGTCAGCAACATCATCGGTATAGTTATTCACCAATTCAAAGATCGGAGTTAATTCGGTTCCACCGCTACCCCTCACTTGCAAGTCTAATGACTCACCCGCAGAGATATCGAACTCATCCCAATAATTCCCTTCTTTGTCATGGTGAACTATGGTGCTACACCAACAAACTTTGACCTTCTCAATGTTGCATTGCTCAATCAATCCTTGTACCTGACTGGCGAAACCATCCAAGTAATAACGAGTTGATCCTGAGCAATCAATGGCGATTGCCAAAGTGCCACCCATAACTGAACTGACCCTACTCGGAAGATAGTTTCCTTTCTTGTAAGTAGAATCTTTCCATATATGGTTTCTATGTGGTCGATTCCAAGATGTTTGATCGGGGAAAACGCTGACCAACCAATCCTGAATTTTCTCAAGATAGTTGGCAGTTTCCACTCCAATCTCATTCAATCGTTCACTGAATGAGTTGTCATAACCACTACCGCAAGATCGACTCATGCTGTCAGCCAATCGGACTTTGTTAGCCAATTCTCTTTGAGCATCAATATTTTCTTGCTTGGTTAATGGTTTTCCATCTTGGCTCACTGCATCCCAAACACCACCCGCTTGGCTAGTGTTAGATGGTTTTCCATCATTAGCATTCGCTAAATCATCACCATCTTTTTTATCACCGCCATTGCTTTGATCTTGATCATCAGAATCACCATCGGATGATCCATCGGATGATCCATCGGATGATCCATCGGATTGATCGCCATCGTCAGAAGAATTATCAGCCTGATCATTTTCTTGATCTTTCTGATCTTTTTCCTGAAGCAATATAGCGTATATTTCGTCAGCAGTTTTGCCATCATATTTGCTGTCATACAATGCATCCTTTGGCATCTTCCAATAGGATATTGCACCTGATCTATTTAACTCGCCATTGATTGCATAATCAGTTGCGATATTCCATAACTCAGGATTCCTATCATTTCTTCTGAGATGATGTGCCCAAGTGCAATGCAACGCTTCATGCATTAGAACGAATTCCAATTCTTCATGACTCGATTCATTGACAAAGGATTCACACCAAAAGATATGAGTGCCATCGGTTGCCATTGTAGAACATACATCCTTTGAAACTTCTTTCAGAATCAAAGGAGTAATCATCGAAGCCATACCAAGATGACCCTTTTGGATGATCGAGGTTCTAGCCTTGACGATTTTGTGTTCTGCCACTTTACTGGCAGTTGTTTGCTTATCCATAATTTATCTCCTATATATAAACAAATTTTGCAGACAGAATGCCTACATCAAAACAAATATTGACTGGTCAATACTTGCTTTGATTTAAACCTTCTAAAAATATTTTTATTTTTCAGGGAGCTTAGGAATGTTGGTTTTGGGGAGTCTTGCGACTCCCCACCAAGCTAAAATAATCCTTTAGCAGTGTCAGAAACTTTGACCTTCTTTTCAGCCTGTCTCAGTTTCTTAGCTGTGGATTTCCTAGCTTTGTCATCCTTCTTGAGATTGTCTTGAGATTTTGCACCAATGATGTCTTTTCTCAAGTCAGCTACAGTTGATCTTAGATCATCATCATCACCCAATAGATATTGATCTATTGAATCAAGCATATCTCTAAGCTCGTTATAGCTACTATCCCTTAATGGATTCTTGGTTTTGTTTTTGGGATCAAACTTTTCCAATCCACTTGCCAATCTTTCGATGCTAGAAACAAGTTGTTTTGCAGTATGCTTATCAGCATTCTGCTTAACAGTTTCTTCGCCTTCTTTATGATTGGCAATGATATTAGATTTGGCGACTTCAGATATTGCCACTCTAATATCTTTGTGATTGAACTCGTTTACGATTCCAATTTCATAATCGAAGATATACCTATCTCGCAGATCATCAGGATGAGGGTATTCATATTCTTTGAATAGATCACCCAATCCAACATGATTCTGCTTGGCTTCTTCGATTTTCTTTGAGTAGTCTCGCAATATAATTTCAACCTCATCATCGAAGTTTTTCTTATATCGCTTAACTTCTTTCTCAAACGCTTCCAATTCAGTTGCGGGTAGCAATCGCCATTCGCCTTTTTTTACCTGTCGGTTTCCTGAGACATATGACTTGCCACCACCCAAAACTTTATCGTCAGCATCAATCCAAGGTAAAGTTTTCTTATAGATAACTTGATTCCTGAATTGTTTGCCAACCTGAATTGGGGGTTTAAGATATTCAGGGTCTAATAAATGCTTAGATACTTTTACTAAATCCGAGTTGGCATTTTTAATATCTGCCAATTCATTTCTAGCACTGGTATCAGCCTTTATCCCACTATAAGTTTTTATAGTGACCTGAACTTTCACACAAGATTCTGCTAATGCAGTTTTCTTGTCATTATTTTTCTTACTCATATTTATTCTCCTATAAGTAAAAGTTAATTAACTGATTCATAATCCTTTCGAGTAACTCATCAGGCATGACTACTAATGTCATACGAGGATTACACAATGGCGAATAAGGTATAGGAGAATCAAAAAAGACCCTTATCCCCTGATAAAAATCAGGTAGTGCCATTGTGTATCAATTTTTGATCAGACCACTTAAACCAAGATGTCTTGGTTTTTAATGTGCCAATCAATAAAGACCGAAGTCTCTTTGAATTTTGATTCTTTTGTTGTGAGTGCTTTGACAAACAAAACTGAATACTCTTTAGCATCAAAACGCTCTATATAAGTCAGAGCATTTTCAAATTGCTTTGGAGTTTCAACCGCATTGATCAGAGATGCAACACTTGCATATTGCAGTTCTGTCCTTTCAGGTAGTTTTGCTGTTTTTGGACTCTTGAGAATTTTAGTTGGCGATTCCAATTCATTTTGGAATGCACAAAAAGTTTCAAACTCTCTAGCGACTGTTTCACCCAAGTAAGATTCCAACACTGGCTGTATCAGTGATCGTCTAAGATCACCAGTCAGCATTTCACTTACTTGATGCCAAATTCTTGGTGCGGGAAATCCACCCTCTTTCTTGGCATCAAATTGATGTAAGAATTGAGGTTGGAAAGTTAAGAATGCCAGTATGTCAGCATTAATATTATTCCCATATCCCCACTCTAACCACTCATTCGTATCAGGAACTAATTCCAAAGTTAAACAAGCAGATTGAAAGTGAGTCAAGATTCTTTGAGCACCCGCTCTATCGGTTGAATGATTACCCGCAAGGATAATTTTCCAACCAGTAGGCAAAACATAATCAGTGCCAATTCGACCTTCAAAAGTCAGTTGGCGAATTGTGTTTTGTAGTGCGGGAGTTGCTTGGGCTACTTCATCCAAAAACAAAAGACCTTTACTGTTTTTATCTGTAGGCAGATTATCCAGTAATGCTCTTTTCTGACTGCCAGTTTTATCATCGATATATGGCAACCCTGAAAAGTCGATTGGCTCATACATGGCGACCCTAAAATCAGCGAAACCAAATTCATTTTTCTTTGGCTTCACATTATAGATTGGTCGATCCTTATGATCCCTTAACAGTTTCAGTTTAGATTTGTCAGCAATAGTCTGAGCAATCTCAAAGACTAGAGAAGATTTACCGATAGCGGGACTTCCTTTTATGAAAGGCACACTGCTCGATGCATTCTCTAAGTTATGTAAGATTACTTCGACTAGTTCACTAGCTTTTAATTTACTCATAATTTTCTCCTATGTTATGTAAATTAGATTGGTGCTGATTTCGATTCTTTTGAATCAACCTGTAAACAGGTTCTGCTTTCGCAGTCATCAGTAGGAATTACATTCCTAGATCAGCAAGGGGTCAAATATTGACTGGTCAATATTCAACCCCTTTGGTTATTTATTAAATGCTTTCGTGATGCTTAATGTAAACCAAACATCTCTCGTATGCTTCTTCATATTCATCACAGAAATGATTATCACAATAAGGATCATCTTCAGAATATCCTGTGGGTTCATATTCATCCCTAAAGTCATCTGAGTAAACCCAAGTTGTATAAACATCCTCATCACCATTCCAACACACATATAAATAGCTATGCTTCTTTAGTAGTGCATTGATTTTTCTTCTGAAGCTATACTCAGTCGCAACCTGTTCAATTTCTTTTTTGAACTCTTTACGACAAGCAACAAGATCATTTATTGATTTTTCGTAATCAGCGATTATTTGTTTCAACCTTTTTCTTTCTTTGGTGATTGCTTTATTCACCTCATCAAGCCTAGACTTAGAAGTTTTATTTTGTGCTGTTAGAAATTCTTTATAGTTATCGTGAACTATCAATTCCCATGTAGGCACATTGAATTTTTTATTTATTATTTTCATTTGATTCTCCATATGAAAGTTATTATCAAGACCCAACCTTTCGATTGGGTTTCGCCTGAGTTTCACAGGCTCATCAGTTGATTTAAAAGTCAGCTATTGCATTCAGATCAGTGCCACTAACGAACTCGCTAGATTCAAAAACTTTCTTAGCAAATTCAGGATCAAAACTATCGTCAGATAGTTTCAACACTTTCTCTTTTGAACCTTCAACAGCATTCGGTAGTTTTAAATGATCAAGGAATGCTTGTGGCAATGGATTCATTTGCCTAACCAAGACTTGCTCATGATTTCTCTGAGCAATCCTAAAGTCATAACCTAGTGCATCAAGAATGCCATTGATTCTTTCTCTAGTGGTTGGTGTATGCCATCCACATAGATCAATCTTCACAGATTTTGACTGGTCATATGATCTAGCGATTTCAGCTATGCAGTTGTCATGCAAATAAAATCTAGAGATTAAATCTAAGGACACTACCTCAGTATTGGACTTCTTGTATTGATCGAAATTCACAAATGCTTCTGAACTTTCTTTAGTAATTTTTCTCATAATTTTTCTCCTATTATGAATTGGGTTAATTCCCATTAATCACACTCGTTATGAATATGATTAAGGCGAACTAAACTGTATTGCGAGAGCGAGGGGAGAAACCCCACTCTCGCCAGTTATAAATAAATTCTTTGGACTATTCATATAGACCACGCTGATGCTCATTACGATTTTCATCTTGGCTTACATCTATGAAGTATTTGATCAACCATTCCTAACTTAATCAGATTGATATCTTGCATAAATGAACCCCCTTTAGAGACTCACACTTTAGGATTCCCATCCCTTGCTGTTGGCATTTGTTTCAGCCCTAGATTTAAATTGATAGTAGCGACAAATCTACAAACTCGCTTTCTCCTCTCTGCCATGTGGTTATCAGCCTGAATCGAACCACACTCCAAATTGGTCTAACATTTCTATCTGCTAGAGGACTTTCACTTCGTTGGTGTTTCAACCTTTAGGACTCGTCCTTATCATCCTTCTGATCAGACGTTAGGTGTCTAGGAATTGACTTAAACCTAACCGATATCAAGTAAGTAAATTATATCAAATGGGTATATTCATACAAGCATTAATATATCTAATTGATATCACTTATCCATAGATCAGAAAGTAAATAATGACTGGTCAATATTAGGACTGCACAGAGGTATCATTTTGTAATCTTGATCGGGGGGTGATGAGCATCATATAATCAGTCTATGACTGATCGACCTAAACTGAAATCAATCCCTACTCTAACCAGTAAGCAAGAACTATTCTGTCAAGAATACGTCAAAGGCAACTCAGCTTCAGATGCATACAGGAAGATATACAACGTCAAGCAAGGAACAAAAGATAGTAGTGTCCACAGATCAGCACATGAACTGTTAAACAACCCCAAGATATCCTCAAGGGTGCAATCACTAACAGCTAAGAAAGAAGCCAATTTACAAACTACAGCACACTCTCTCTCTCGCTACATTGTGGAGCGACTGGTAGAAGAAACCAAAGGCGATAACCCTAGTAGCAGACTCAAAGCACTCGAACTCTTAGGCAAGCACAGAGAGATCGATATATTTAATCCTGAGAGCAAAGTAAATGTCACAGTCAACCACAATAAGACCACTGCTGAACTAGAGTCAGAGATCAGAGACAAACTAAAGCTAGTCATAGGCAATGATGACTAACTAGAATCCCATCCGCATATCTGCGCACCAAAGACCTACCCCAAAGACTAACTAATATCCCATATACACCCCTACCCTACACCCCCCCCTAGAGCTATTGATTGTAGCAGAACACCACCGAACAGTAATTCACTCACTAGATTCCCAATTTTTATGACCCCCCCCTTCTTCTTTTCTTTGATCTACCATTCTGGTATCATTTACCTTTATTTATCAGGAATTAGCTCAAGGAATCCTAGTGTGGAAAAAAATTTAACAAAAAAACAGGCGGATTTACTGGAGTTTGTGGAGGATTACTGGCTTGAACGCTACTGTGCGCCTACATACAAGGAAATTGCGGAGAATTTGGGTGTAAAAAGCGTGGGATGGGTGCATTCCTTAGTGGATGAGCTTGTTTCTAAGGGCATTTTACTAAAAAAGGGGCATCGAACCATCCGCCCCGCTCATCTGACGCAGAAACTCCTTGACAAGAAACTGTGAAGAGGTGTTAAATACTATAATCCAGTGGATATACCGTCTCTAGTAAGTTACCAACTGGTTAAATACTAGATAGTTAAGAGGTTGGTATAGATATAGCTGGTAATATACTAGGTGGTATTAGTGATTTGGAAAGTGGTATGGAGAATATTGTTTGCCCTGCTGTTTTACATTGGGTTTGAGTTCAGGTGAAAGGAAGGAACCCCAATAGTGAAGAAAAGCAGTGGATGGATTTCATCTGTCAACACGGATGTATCGTCTGCCGAAATGAAATGAGTGTATTCACTCCTTGTGAGCCGCACCATATCGAAGGCAGGACGAAGGCGGGGGCGCATTTCTTGACAATACCACTATGCTGGGGACATCATCGCTCTGGCTACAATACCACTGAATGTGTTTCCCGCCACCCTTACAAAGCTGAGTTTCAAAAACGCTATGGTAAGGAAATGGACTTATTAGAACAAATGCGGGAGCTTCATGAGTGAAGGAATTAAATCGTTAGCAACCACTGCGGGCTATTTTGCGCCGGGTGCTGGAATCTTAGATGCAATGGGTATGTACCCTGCGGAGGGAAGTGTCAGCATGATGGAGAATTTAAAAGCAGGCGAGTTCGGTCAAGCAGGAATGCAAGGATTGGGTGCTTTAGGGGATGCATTGCTGTTGACTGGTGTGGGTGCGCCTTTGGGTTTAGGACTGAAAACGGTATCGAAAGCAGGCAAACTAGGTCGAGCACAGAAAGGAATGATCTTTCGAGGAAGAAAACATCGTGACAATATTACAAAAAACCCAATTTTTGAGTCGGATCAAATGGTGAAGGTTATGGGTAAGGAACTTCCTTTTAACTCAAAGCTGATGCATTTGCTGACTCCCAAGAAAGCAGGAGACAAACAAAACATTGAAGCCACATCGGATGTGTTGACTCAAATGTTTAAAAGAGACAGAAGTATTGCTGGTGCACCAAGTGCATCGGGTTCTGGCTCTAAGTATTTTACGCTAAAGAAAGATGTGGGACTTGGTATGGATAATCCAGCAAGGGTCACTGTCAGGGTTTCTGATCATCCACCGAGACTAAAGGGTTTGGGTAAAGAGCGATCAGGTGGTCGCGGAGACAAACGATTTAGAGAAGCGGATGTAAGAATTAATATTTCTCCAGACACGCCATCATCGATGAATGTAGAAGAAGCAATGGGTGCGATTAAAAATATGTATATCAAACCCGGCAAGATTGAAGAGATTGTTAGATCGGGTCGTAAGGTAACAGGCGAAGATTTATTGGTAGCCAGCATTAAAGATGGCAAAGTGGTATCTAAGAAAGCTCCATATCAATACAAAGAAGGTGGTATGACACCATTTGGAATGGATGTTTCTCAGTTGTAATGCAGATTAATTCACAAACGATACAGAACATCAGCAATCTTTCTTACGATGAGAAGCTGGAGTTGCTTAAACAACTCGAAGAATTACAAAAAGCCAAGTTTAGAGAAGATTGTCAGGGTGACTTTATTACTTTTGTAAAGTCGGTTTGGCCCGCATTTATAGAAGGGGATCACCACAAGATCATGGCTGAAGAGTTTGGTCGTGTTGTCAATGGCGATTTAAAGCGTTTGATTATCAATATGCCTCCTAGACATACCAAGAGTGAGTTTGCGTCTTATCTATTGCCTGCGTGGTTTCTAGGACATAAGCCAGAAGGAAAGGTGATTCAGACTGCACACACCGCAGAACTCTCAGTGGGTTTCGGTAGAAAGGTGCGTAACTTGGTCGGTTCAAAGGATTACCAAAAGATATTTGATACTGTAAACCTGCAAGCGGATAGTAAAGCTGCGGGTCGATGGAATACCAACAAAGGCGGTGAGTATTTTGCGATTGGTGTTGGCGGTGCTGTAACTGGTAAAGGTGCGGATTTATTAATCATTGATGATCCACACTCAGAGCAGGAAGGCGCAAGTGCCGATCCCAAAGTATTTGATAAGACTTTTGAGTGGTACACCTCAGGTCCTCGTCAGCGTTTACAACCGGGTGGTGCGATTGTGGTGGTAATGACCCGATGGCACAAACGAGATTTGACTGGAAACCTATTGAAAACCAGTATGAAACGTGGCGGAGAAGAATGGAGAGTCATTGAGTTTCCTGCAATCCTGCCTTCAGGCAAGTCACTTTGGCCCGGCTTTTGGAAGATAGAAGAACTTGAAGCCCTTAAAAAAGAGCTTCCTGTTTCAAAATGGTCTGCACAATATCAGCAAGACCCAACCAGTGAAGAAGGTGCATTGGTTAAAAGAGAGTGGTGGAATCGATGGGAAGAAGATCGACCACCGCATTGTGAGTTTTTAATTCAGTCTTGGGACACCGCATTTCTTAAAACAGAGCGTGCCGACTATTCGGCTTGCACGACATGGGGAGTCTTTTACACAGACGATGAAGATGGGAGAATGGCTCCCAATTTGATTTTGCTCGATGCGTTTAAAGAACGATTGGAGTTTCCAGAACTGAAGAAAGTGGCTTATAAGACATGGCAGAAGTATGAACCCGATGCGTTCATTGTCGAGTCGAAAGCCGCAGGAACACCCTTAATCTTTGAATTGAGATCAATGGGGATTCCTGTATCAGAATTTAGCCCATCGAGAGGGAACGATAAAATAGCAAGAGTGAATGCGGTTGCAGATTTGTTTGCAACTGGAATAGTCTGGGCACCGGAAACCCGATGGGCAGATGAAGTCATTGAAGAGTTTGCGGCTTTTCCGAATGCAGAGCATGACGATTTAGTGGACTCCAGCACTCAGGCTTTGTTAAGATTTAGACAAGGTGGTTTTGTCAGTCTTTACTCCGATGAAGAAGATGAACCCTTTTACGCAAGTAAAGCAGAGTATTATTAATTATGGCAATTGAAAAAATAACACCAGCAACACCAATAGAAGGTGAGTTAGAAGCAAGCGTTGAGATAGATATTATTGAGCCTAATGGTGCAGAGATGACCGAAGATGGCGGAATGATTATTGATTTTAATCCAGATGCTTTTGATCCAAGCGATGACTTTTTTGCAAATTTAGCAGAAGAGATATCTGAAGATGATTTGCAAATCTTAGCGACTGAGCTTGTTGGTCAGTATCAAGGTGATCGAGATTCTAGGAACGATTGGGAAGAAACTTATATAAAAGGATTAGACCAGTTAGGACTAAAGATTGAAGATCGAACTCTACCTTGGCCCGGAGCGTGCGGTGTGTTTCACCCAATGCTTACAGAGGCTGTGGTTCGATTTCAAAGTCAGGCAGTCGGTGAGATATTTCCAGCTTCAGGACCAGTAAATACTAAAATATTTGGCAAGGTTACTCCTGAAAAAGAACAACAATCAAAAAGAGTTCAGGAATATATGAACTACTTATTGACTGATAGAATGACTGAATACCGAACTGAGACTGAAAAACTTTTGTTTTCATTGCCATTAGCGGGTTCAGCATTTAGAAAAGTTTATTACGATCCAAACATGGATAGACCATGTGCGATTTTTGTTCCTGCTGAAGATTTTATTGTGTCTTATGGTGCAACCGATCTTCAAATGGCAGAACGATCTACACACATTATGAAAAAAAATGCGAATGATGTGCGTAAACTACAGGTATCAGGTTTTTATAGAGACATTGATTTGCCTGATCCATCGCCCGATCCAGATGATATTCGTAAAAAATACGATGAATTAACAGGCGATAGCTCAACTTATGACTTTGATAATCGTTATACGCTGTTAGAAATGATGGTGAACTTAGACTTACAAGGCTTTGAAGATACTGATGATGAAGGAAACGAGACAGGGATTGCATTGCCTTATGTGGTTACCATTGATGTTTCAAGCAATAGCATCTTATCAATTCGTAGGAATTGGTACGAGAAAGACAACAATCGAATGATGCGACAACACTTTGCACATTATCAATATTTACCGGGTCTTGGATTTTATGGATTTGGTTTAGTGCATTTAATTGGTGGATTGGCAAAATCTGCTACTTCTTTATTAAGACAATTAGTAGATGCAGGAACACTATCGAACTTGCCGGGTGGTCTAAAGTCCAGAGGGCTTAGAATTAAAGGAGATGATACTCCGATTATGCCGGGTGAGTTTAGAGATGTAGATATTCCCGGTGGTGCAATTAGGGACAACATTACATTTCTTCCTTACAAAGAACCATCAGCAACTCTTTATCAGTTGCTAGGAAACATTGTCGAAGAAGGAAGAAGGTTTACCAGTGCATCAGACTTAAATGTTAGTGACATGAACTCAGAAGCTCCAGTTGGAACAACGCTGGCGATTCTTG